ACAAAAGGGATTAACAGTAGAAAAAGGAGATATACCGCAAATTAGCGCTCCGAAGGGCTGAAAGCCCGTAGGTGCAAGAGAATGTAATAAAAAGGGATTAACAGTAGAAAAATATCTAACGTTTAAAGATAAAGCCCTCGCAGAAAAATATCTAACGGTACACGAAATCAAACAATCAAACGTCAGAAATAATTCATACGGAATCAAAATAAAAATAAAAATAGAAGCTCTGGTTAAAGTCGAATATAAAGGAGGCTCTAGGGCGCTATTAATATTACTAGCGCCCAACAGAGCCACGGAGCCAGAGCTAATATGGAGCCAGCCTTGCTAAGCGACATGCCTCACCCTTTAGCCGCCCAGGAGCCGCCTCTGCTGGAAGAGGAGCCGCCAGTAGCATCTACGAAAAAAGTCAAGCCTTTTCGGATGCAAGCAAAGGGATTTTCGATCACTTTCCCGCAGTGTGACACTTCGAAGAGAGATGCAGCAGCCTCGATCGAGCATAAGTGGCCAGACTGCTCATATGTTATCTCGCAAGAGCAACATAAAGATGGTAATGACCATCTACACATTTATTTGGAGTTTGCTGACAAACAACACTTTCGTTCTGCGAATGTTTTTGATTTTATTGGTAGACAACATGGAAATTATCAAACTGTTCGGAGTCGCAGAGATTGGATTGCTTATGTAACTAAGCATGACCCTCAATTCTTGAGCAAAGGAATTGATGTAGCGTCTGTTCTTGCAAAGAAAGCTCCTAAAAATGAAGTAATTGCGAAGCAAATTATGGAAGGGAAGACTCTTGGGGAGATTAATAAGGAGAATCCTGGATATGTAATGATCAACAAAAGGAAGCTTGAGGAATATGAAAGCTGGGTTCGATGTGAGAATTCGAAGAAATCGAAGATTGATTGGATGCCCCCTTCTTTGGAAGGACTCACTGACACGAATCTTCAGATCGCGACATGGATTTGCGCGAATGTTCGCCAGAACAGGAAATTCAAGGTCCCTCAACTCTTTATTCATGGCCCGACGAATCATGGGAAGACTTCTCTAGTAGAGTGGTTGGAGAGATCACTATCTGTGTACCATATTCCAATGGGAGAAGAGTTTTACGACCTATATTCGGACGATTTCGACCTAGTGGTATTCGACGAATTCAAAGGCCAGAAGACTTTGCAGTGGATGAATCAATTTTTGCAAGGATCAGCTATGCCGATTCGCAAGAAAGGATCACAGGGGATGAAATACAAGAACCTTCCGGTAGTAATTTTGAGTAACTATAGGTTGTCGGAATGCTATCCTAAAGCTGCTAATGATGGTAGATTATCTACTTTGGAAGCTAGGTTGGAGATAATAGAGGTTGATAGTTTTATAGATTTTTATAAGAATCATGAAGATCTTGCTTAATAAAAACTTTTATTGATCAGTAAATCTGACACGAGTGTAGTAGTCTATAAGAGAGATGCCTGTGAAATCGCCGATGAAACAGAGATACATCGCTCCAGTAGCGATTGATCCGATGAGATTTGAGGTTCCAGAGAAGACAGTTTCTAGGTTACATTTTCTATATTTAGCCCACCAAAGGTTTTGAGGTGCTCCTGAGATGATTGTTCCTCCAGCAGATGTTAAATAAGATCCAAGTTGACCTTTTTTGTCAACTAAGACTTTAAATCTGTCGCGGTTGTTAAGGTTCATGGGTGAATGGGGGTCGTTAGCAACGAAGATATCTGTTCCAGCAGGAATAGATCCAGAGTTTGGTTGGGTATCGTAGATTACGCATACTCTAAACATGCATCCTTGTGTAGCTGAGGTAGAAGGTGTGATAACGGGGAAGATGTTTCCGTTAAAGATGATAGATTTATTCATCATTTGTCGTCCAATTCTATTGTTGTAGTCGGTATTTTGAGATACTCCGTTCATTAATACTAGTTGCCATGTGGTTGTAATAGCAACATTTACAGCTGTAGTGTCCACGAATTTTAGTTCTGCTCGTCCTCTTCTTGAGTAGACTCCGTAGAATCCTCTTGTTGCGAGAGGTGCTCTAGGAACTCCTCCCATACGTGCTCTAATAATGCTTGCTGCTTTTGCAACTGCTTGACGGCTTGCTCGAGACTTTCGAGATCCGAAGGTGAAGGTTTTGACTGAGGCTCGAACCATACGGAAGCTTGCTTCTTTACTGGTGCTCTCTTCTTAGGTTGTTTAGGTGTCGGGGGTTCTTGCATAATTTATCACAAAAAATCACCAATCACAACACTTATATCACGAAATTCACCAATCACAAAAAATCACCAATTTCACAGAAACTTTTCACGGAATTAGGGCTGTTCGCGTAGCTGGGTGTACAGGCGCAGCCTGTTCCCAGCGCAGCCGATAAAGACCAACAGAGTTAACAGTAGACAAAAGGGATTAACAGTAGAAAAAGGAGATATACCGC